ATAGCATCTAATCCTGTATTCATACTTGGATACAAGGAATATAAGGTGGCATCTTGTGTAGGGAAAATTTTATATACAGCCATTTATATATTTTATTATAAATATGGCGTTATAAAGGAACTACTTTACCTTTTATGTCAGTGTTAGGGTATCTTACTTCAAAAATGCTAGGATCTTGTGAAGGATAAATTACTTGATTTTGTGTTGCTCCAGCTATATCATAAGCATATTGTGAGTATCCTGAGGTAGTTCCTGCTTTATTTGAAATAGAAATATTTTTTACAGTTTGAACACCTTTAATTTTATCTAATAAAATATATAAATTACGAAGTAATATAGGTTGATTAATTTGCCAATTGTTAATATTAAAATATGTTTGCAAAGCAGTAATACAAGCTAATAATACTTCATTATTATTATATTCAGGTAAAACTATAATTTCAAAATCTACAGCGATATTAATAATAAATGCATCACGAATTTCAATATTATCACCAATCATTCTATATTGGGATAAGTATGTTCTTAAATTATTTTTTAAGGTTTCAGAAGCATAATCTAGTTGACCTTGTGAGTTTAAAGATAAAACATATAAATTTAATGTTTCAATAGTTGAAACTTGATTATTTGTTAATTTAGGTTGTTCAATATATGTTTTAGATACCGAACCATAATCAGAAGGCATACTTAAAGCACGAATTAAATAATCATCTGCAGTAACTGATCGTTTTTGAGATGCAATAAGAGCTAAAGTATTTTGGCGAATTTCTTCTATGCTGTCTCCTGCTTTTCCTCCATCAGCAGCGGCAGCATTATTAGCTGCTAGTGAAGCAAATATGTAGTTTGCAGTATTAGGAACTAAATTAATTTGATTAAATTGAGCAAATCCTGAGGAGATAGTGGTTAAAGTATTGGCTTCTACGTTAGAAGAAACTCCACCACCAGTTAAATATCTTACAGTTAAGGTAGTATTAGAAGGAGCAATACCATAGGTTTTTGTATATAAAAAGTTTACAGGTGAATATGCAGCAGTTAATTTATCTTTTTCAAAAGGTAAACCAATACCTACATTATCAGTATTTGGAATAATTTCTTCATCTGTTGTATTTGGTGATCCTACACCAAATTGAAGTTGAACTTGAGTAGTAGATATTATTTTAGGAGCAAATCGTCTTTGAACTTTTTTTAAACGAAGTAAATAAGGTGTATCCCCATTTGCATTTGGATCATTTACATTAGAATTTTTAATAGTATCTAATACCGTTTCTTGGCCTAAATGATCTACTTCATACCATTTATTACCATCAGAATCAATAACATCTAAAATTTTTAAAAAATTATTAGTTGATATAGTTATAGTATTAAAAGGAATAGGATCAGTAAATGTAAATGTTTGTGTATTAATTGTTGCCGAGAGTGCTTTTCTACTCTTTTTTAAAAGAAAATACTGTGGATTACTACCAGCAACTTGATATACAGAAACACTTGTAGGATCTTGTGAACTTGAAACTGAAAAATCAATCTTATCTTGAATTATAAAAGAGGTACCATTTTGGGAAGTTATAGTGGCATTTTCATTTACTGTTAATGCATAATCATAATCAGGGACATATATTGAACTTGAAAGTTTAGATGGTACTTGTTGGTAAAAATCTATTACAGTTTGAGCAGCAGTTGAAACATTTGGTTTATATCCAAACATATATGCTAACTCATATATATTATTTGTTTGTTGAGCATATTGAATAAATACTTCTTGAAATTGATTGTCTAAATAGAAACTTAAAACATCCCCAACATATGAAGCTTGTTCTATAAACATCATTCCCGGGGAGGTAATTGAAAAATCAGTATATGTGTTAGGGAAATATGTTTTAGCAAATTCTATTAATCGTGTTCTAAAATCAGTAAAATCACGATTAATATATTTTATATCTTTTTTTACAGTTGCCATTTATTTAAAATTGGATTTCTAAAGTATCGTTTATAGAAGTATTTAATACAGTATATTTTAAAGTTACTGTTATTTGATTGGTATCACTTTGTCCTGTAACTAAAAGATCATTTACTATAATGTTAGGAAAATAAATTGAAAGTTTATCATTTATATCTTCACGTAAAAAATTTAAATTATCTTCAGTAATTTGCTCAAATATAAATTCTCTTAATCCAGCACCAAATAAAGGATTTAATGGTCGTTCTCCTGGGTTAGTAAGGAAAAAATTGATAAGATTATTTTTTGTAGCGTCTTTTGTTTGGTAATTAGAAATAAAAACGGCGGGTCCGCTAAAAGGAAGATTAACCCCGACAGCAACACTTGCGTCAAAATCTACAGGAGCTATTTGTTGGGGGCTAAATGCCATTATTTAGTATTCATTAAAGCCATAATTTGGTCCATTCCTACTTCACCTGTACCTAAATTACCATTTATAGGATCACTTACTTGTGGTCTAAATGGAACTTGAGCATCTTGAGAAGTAAAACTCATCATAGTTTCGTTCATGATATCAGCATACGCCTTTCTCGTGTCCATTGTTGGTTGAGTAAATGTTGGTTTTGGTGTATCTATTGTTTGAATAGATTCCTTTACAATTGTTTTTGGAGTACGAACCGCCTCCAAAAGAATATCTTTTAGTTCCTCTTGGATTGCCTCTCGTACAGCTTCTTTAATTAATTTTTTTAATCCGTCGGTTTTCATATGTTTATAAATATTAAATTAGTCAGCTTTTAAATTATTTATTTGGATGTAAAATACTAGTTCGTCAATTAATATCTGATCAATTGAGCTAAATGACCACTCTCCTTTAAGCATTACTATACCTTGTTTATTTTTAGCTAAAGCTCTTCTACGTTTTAGTGTATTAGGTGAATTTTCTGTTTCAACTCCCATTTCAAATCCATTTACATTTGTGACTACAGGAGATAATTGAACAGATTGTTGAACTGTTAAAGCAATTAATTCAGCAGAAAGTTGTTCTTGTTGAGCTTCGGGAAAACAGTCTTGAATAAGTCTATCAAGTATATTAAGATATCTTACTACTGTAGCTAGAGTTTGTCTTAAAATACTTAAAATTGCTATTAAACCTATATCTATTCCTTTTAACACTACTAATGTTTTTTCAGTTTTATCAATTATTTCTTGAATTTTATTAATTACATTAATTGGAATACCAGGAACACCAGGAATACCTGTTGAAGTGGGTATAGGAGTATTTTTAACTAAAAGTAAAGATACATTTAATACATCAATAACACTAGAAGAAATAGATAATACATTATTGGTTCTTTCTATAGCTTTTAAAGCATCATTTAATTGTTTTACAATTTTATTTTTCTTAGCAATTATTTGAAGTAGTTTTTCTTGGTTAGGACAAGATTTAATATCATTAATTAAATTTTCTCTATTTTCAGCTATTAACTCATTAATTTTAGTTACACCAAAAGATGCTAATAATATTAAACAAAAAGGTATAGCTTTTTTTTTAAGTTCAATTTCTAATTGACTTAATTTTTCTTGAGCATAATATTTTAAATCTTTTTTAACTTGAGTTAATTTTATAGCTTGTTCTATCTTTGGAGATAAAGCATCTATCATTAATTGTCTAAAATCAATATTTATAGGATCTAATGTAATTATTCCTAAATCTCGTTTAACTTCACCAGTTCCTTTGTAAGGAACTATTTCTACAGATTCATATTGAATAGCAGAAAGATTAGCCGTGATGAGAATAGTATCGGGTTTGTTATTATTATTAGTAACAGTAATATTATCTACTATTGATTGAAAATTTTCAAAATCAAAAGTATATGAAATTGTATCTCCAGGAAGAGTTTGTTTAAAATTAGTTCCAATTTTTCTAGCAGTTAAATATTCAAAATCTTGAGGGACTGGGAAGTTAGAAAAACCGGGGATATATCTAATATTATCTGTTTGGCTTATAGTTTGTCCTAAATTATTTAATTGGGTGTTTATAGTAGTTAATGGTCTTTTTTTAGTAAGAATTTTATATAATGGAGTTGTTGGATTTCCATCTATATCGGAAACATAAATCTCAAAACCTAAAGGGTTTTCATTTTCAGGGATCATTATACTTCCTTCAATATTTACTAATTGTAGGTTAACTGTTTGAGGTAAAGGAAGATTAGCTGCTAATACAGCATTTGATATTTTAGGAATTTCAATCTTAAATTTACCTTTTCTATTACTAATGGCATTGTAATAATCGAAATCTTCTCCATCGGCCGAGATAAATTTAATTTTAGCTCCTTTAATAGGTTTATTATCAACAGAATCATAAATCTTACCTCGTACTGTTTTTAATTTATTCGATTTTAAAATTTTAAACAGTTCTTCCCCAGCGGTTATTTGAGATTGAATAATTTGATTAATTATATTTATTGAGGAAGAAATATTTTGGTATTGAGTACTGGGGGTGACTTGGGTTTTAATGTAATTTGTAATAACTTCATTTCTTTCATTTCTAGGTAAATCAGTAAATTTAATTAATTCTGCTGTGGTAAAACCATATTTAGAAAAATAAATATTATCTAATGAGGAAATAAAATTTCCTATAAGTTGGGATTTTTCATATTCTTGTTTTTCTTCATTATCTAAAACTCCGTCTTTATTCAAATCAAATTCAGCTTCTTCTAAAGATAAAGGTAAATTTCTAGATTGAGATACTTGAATAAAATCATCTACTATAGTTTGAGCTATACTAATTAATCTAGGAGTTACATTTAAAACTAATGTTCTTAAATCAGTTTGTTTAGAAATATCAAATAAAGAAGGATTATTTTGGAATGCATTAATTACATTACTATATGAAGGTTTTGAACCTGGTATTTGACTTAAATTATATCCTCCCATTTAAATAGTTTTTACATAGTTAGATTTGATACCTTTAACATCATCTTGGAGTAATTTTTTTATTTCATCCAAAGTAGAAAGAGCTTGACCTGAAATAATTAAAGCAGCAGTATCTGGGATAGGCATACCTGATGGGTATATTTGGGAGGCTTTTAATATTTCTGATATACCTTGGAGAATGTTAGTTAATTGAAGTAATACTTTTACAGTATCATTTCCTTTTAATATAGGTTGTATTCCATTATCAGCTGTGCTAACTCCTAACATAATACTATTAGCAGACATGTTAATTTGATTAGACTCAATATTAACACTAGTACCTCCAAATAATCCAATAGATCTATTTGCTCCTACTAATACATCATTAGTTTGAGCGTCAATTACAATTCTATCTGAGTTAAGAAGAATTTGAGGAGAAAAAAATTGTGAAGGTAAAGCTGGTTGAGTAATACCTGGAATTGTATATGATGTATAAGGGGTAGTTTGTAATCCTGAAAGATCATAAGGGAGCGATTGGGTTGAAGTTAAATAAATTGAAGATAAATCTCTTTTAATACTTTCAACAATGGGTTCAGCTCCAAATTCATTAGCATTTCTATCTTGACCATTTCTAATAATGATAATAGGATCACCATTTGTTCCTGAACGGGACCAAGGGTTAGCAAATTGACTTTTTGATTTAACTGTGCTACCTAATCTAATACTATTACCCCATCTACCTTCATATATTATATCACCCATATATGGCATTAAAGGATGAATATTTGAACGTTCAACAAATGTTGCTTGGCTAATACTATTAGGAGAATTTAATTGAATTTGTTGAACTTCATTATTAACTATATTTACTCCCCCAGCATCAATTTGAGAATAATCTAATTGTTGAGATGGGGGTATTAAACTAGTTGTATTAATTGGATATGGGCTAACATTTGGAGCTAGCATCCCCCATACAGGGATTACTTCACCATATACCCAAGATCCAGCAGGAACATTTGGAGTAATATGTTTCCAAGCTTTTACATATTCATTTACGGTAGGGTATTTTGAAGCTGCGCTAAATGCTGGGCGGGCATAGATGATTTGATTTTCAATAGTGCCATCAAAATTGGCTTTATTGCCTATAATGGTACCTATTTGATCTAATCCTTTATTTGGATCCCATTGAGTATGTTTTTCATCTAAGATAATATCATTAATTCTAACAAGAATTTCTCCACTTTGTTTTTTCTTAGATTTAAAATTTTTAGGATTTCCTAATGCCCTGCTGGTCATTGAAGGAAACCCAAATTTACCGTATGTCATTAATCTTTAGGATTAAATTTTTTTACCTCAGATAATAATTGTGCTTTTTCCTCTTCGGTCATTCCAAATCCTTCATCTTCTGATTTACCTGTAGCTAGGGCCCGTTGAATGATAGTAGCCATTTTTATTAGCTGCTCATCATTTTTAATGCCTAGTTCCATATATTCCTTGATTAAAGGAACAATTAAAGTAGCATCACCAATATCATTGATAAGTGGTTTTAATTCACCTATCAAAGCGGTTATTTGCGTCTCCTTTTTCTTTTGGTTTTCGTAGATTTCTTTAAGAATGTCCGAGAATTTTTTCTTACCAAATATGTTTGATTCTAAATTACTCATATATATTATTTTTTATAAATATAAACAACTACGAGAGTTGGAAATTCATATATCCATTTTCTAAATAGAAC